GGGTGGACGATGCCCTGCGAAGCCTTCAACAGTTCGACTTGCATCATGCGCTCATGGTGAGCCGCCTCAAGCAGGTGTTGCGGACGCTGCACCTCGTATCTGCCGGTGCGCATTACGGTCGGCACTAGTTCGTGGTTCACCCAACGCTGGAACCGGATGACCATGTTGCGCGTGGCCTCGTCCTTGACTGCGCCGGGGCGGCGATTGTTCAAGGCGTGGATCAGGCCGGGCAGCGTGATGACGCTCATTTCTTGTTCTCCTCCAAGGGTGGGCACAATGTGCTTACCCTTTTCATCGGAGTCAAGATTGCGCAACATGTCCTTCGCGCTCTCGTATGCGAGTTTCTTCGCGATGGGGCTGGCGACGAACACCGGCTCGTCGGTGTTGCAGTCCAGTGCGGTGACCTCCGTATCTTCGAAACGAAGGGTCTGCAATGCGTTGCTCATTTGAGACCACCGTCCTCTGCTTCCACGGTTTCTACCTGTTCAATGCTTTCGATGTTGTTGAATGGAACGATTGTCGTAAGGGGTCCATCGGAGGAAGCCCCGTCTTTGTCGAGCCATTGGACTTCGTAGAACGCGAAGCCGACGCCGGGGAGGACATCCACGTCAGCTGCGAACAGCTGACGGTGCCCCTTGAACCCGGTCTTGAGCAAGGTTGCTACGCAGGGGAAGTTGTCGCTCCACCATGAGGGGAGGTCGAGGGTTTCGATTTCCTTGTTGTCGGTTAGAATGGTGTTGTTCATTTGAACCTTCTTTCATTTGATCTCGGCATCCGTGGCGGATGCCTTTTTTATTTCCTTGCTGTCTTCGGTCTCCACCGTGTTTGCAGTCAGCCAATCTTCGATGTCGCTTTGTCGGTACAAAACCGTTCGCGGCGTCGCTTGGATGTAGCGGGGGCCTTTCTTCTGGTAGCGCAGCTGGGCCAGATGATTGGGCTTGAGCCCGTAGTTCTCGAACACCTCCTTGGGGCTGAGAGTCGGACTCATAGCAATTGCCGGCATTATCAAAACCTCCTTTCACAAGTTGTCGTTATGAGAACGTGATTAACAAGATAGCACAGAGTTTCAATATGACAACTTGTATTTTGCCTTTTGGCGTGTCGTGTTGTTAAATTGAGAACATGAGAATTAATGAAGCCATCTACGCTTATATAGATTCAATGAGAGCCGCCAAAGGCTTGACGTTGGATCAAATCGCGACTGAAGCGAGACGCTATGGAGCGACTTGGACACCGGGATTCATTTCGGGCATGAAAAGAAATGCTTCTGCAGCCTCATTGTTCAACATGCTGATTCTTGTCAAGTCATTGGAGTCGCTGACGGGGAAGCCTCTTGTGCTCTCCGATCTTTTTCCCGGAGAAGGAGAAATTAAACTAGACGGAGGGGGTTCGATCAGTAGAGAGGAACTCCGCAAGGCGCTGAATGGAAATCATTTTGAATTATTAGGAATTCCGCCCAAAAAAATGTCTGACGATCCGGTGATACAGCAGCTTAATCAGGCGTTGCTGAATTCTATTCCGAACATCATGGCAAAAGTGTCAGAATATCTAGTATCGACAGCGCTTAACGGACCAAGCAAGATACGTAATGAGATGACTCATCATTCTCCCACGTTATCCGAACAAAGAGCAGCTGACAAAGTCGGTATTACAGCACCTGCCTTTGCCGCAATCTGTCTTCTGCGATATGGTCGTTTTCTTGATGAGGAGACTGCGCGACGCGCTGGGCAGAATTCTTCGCCGCAAAAGCGAGGACGGGAGACCCGTGGAGTCATAGAAGAAATTGATTTGTGCATTGACCATATGATTAACGATGGGCCAATTGGTTTTCCTGCTTTGCGGGATAGCAACTCCACCGATTTAACAACTCATGATGACGAGCAGTCTCGTGTGGCTGAGACTCTCAATAAGCTCAGGCGCGGCGATCTCGATATCGCCGCCTATGAGGACGAGCACAAGTTTGATGGCGATGGAGACGACCCCGCATGACGGATCCGCTCCCGTTGTCGCCGCGCATGAGCTACGGGCAGATGCGCATGGCCCTCTATCAGGTCGCGCCCGACCTGCACGTGGCCAGCGCCCGTCTGCCCGGCAAATTGGACGGCGTCTACTGCCTGTCCACGAACACCGTGCTCATCGACCGGCGCATCACCTACACGCGCAAACGCTGCGCCCTCGTCCACGAACTCGTCCACTGGCAACACGGCGACGACACCAGCAACGGCTGCCGCGGCGGCAAACTCGAACAACGATGCAGACACGAGACCGCGATACTGCTTATCAACCCGGCCGAATACGCTTTGGCCGAACGTATGTATGACGGCAACCCGTACCAGATAGCCGCCGACCTCAATGTCACCATCCAAATCATCCAGGATTATCGACAGTGGCTACATGACAACGTGACTGTATAGGAAGAGGATGAAATGAAGAAAACGATTACACTTCTATGTTGTATGGCTATGGTTGTGTCCTTGGCCTCTTGCGGGGAACCCGCGCCATTGACTGAAGGACATGTCCTTACCGCATGTAAACGTCAAGCGAAAATCGAAGCGCCCAAAGGTTTTTACTACAAGCTCAGCAATGTGGATATAACCGATAATGATGATGGAACTATTCGCGTTATCTTCAACGATGCAACGGTTAATCAGTCTGTAGTCCAGACGGTCGTGTGTGACGTTGGAGGAACAAATGACCGGCCGTCGATACTGACATTTGGAGATATTCGCGGATTGAACAACGAGTCAGACAAGCAGGACACGAGTGAGCAACTAAAACAGCAGTCCGGAGAGAAATCTGGAGAGACGGCTTTTCTTTCCGCAACTGTAAAGATCATCGATGGTGATATTCAGATAAACACGAGCGGCAAAGTTGAATATAGTCCGCTGATTACCGTTTATTCCGTTACTGGCGATGAAGCCTCGTTCCTCCCGCTCGGGAATGATGCTAATACCATCGTGAAAGCAGACGGAAGCAAAACATCGATTTCTTCTTCCGACTACACATGGAAGTATGACCAAAAAGGTGATGCAACATTCAGTATCAGCCTTAACCCTGCCGAATATATGGGGATAAGTGACCCTATCGACAGAGTGGAGTTGGCCGCATATATGAGGTCAGCAAAACGCACAATAGGCAAAAACATCGTATTGAATTTCGATTAGAAAGAATTGCCCTATCGGTCTTGCACACCGATAGGGCGGTTGAAGAATCCAGCTAGTTCAAGAAAGGAGGACGCTTCGCCTACCTATCATAGCCGATAGGCCTGGCGGAGCTATACCCGAAATGTCAGAAGAACGCGAGTGTGCTGCCGAAGTAGTTTCCGCGCTCCTGCGGGGTAAACTCCAGGGAC